TTCCAAACGCTGGCCGTTTGCCTTTTTCTTTGAAAGACAGTAAAACTCAATCAGGATCGTCTCCCTGACAGGAGGGGGAATCTTATTTGGATCGTGCCTTGGGGATATGGATATCCCCGGGACGTGAAGATGGTTCGATAGAACCAGGAGTTACTGGCAGTTTCAAGTCATCAGATGCGCCTACTACGGTTAGCAGACGGCGGAAAGCTGAAAGCTCTCCTTGGTACGCATCTGGGCTGGTCTCTCGCGAAAGCGCGTCAAAGTCTAAGGAAGTGAAGTCCGGAAGTCTCGGTAATGCCTCCGAAGCCCTTGCTAGTATACAAACTAGCTCATCAAGGGACTTCCCTGAGCCCATTTCAATCATGTGGGGCTGAATAGCTTCCAACCCCAGCAGAACCTGCAGAGTTTTTAAGTCTGTACGGTATTCTGCCTCCCATTTTTCGAGTCTAGCCCTTGCGGCGTCGACAACAATTTTGGGGAAAAGCTCCGATGCCTCTGGTGAGAGGTTCAGGTCAGCCCACTGATTAAAGTTTCCAAGCTGTTTCCTTGACTGCAGGAATTCTGCATATAAGGAATTGACAGCTCGAGATAGTGTTACCACTATCTCGGTCCAGTGAGTCCACTCATTTATCAATGAGTCAATGGATTCTAAAGGTTTAGTCCAAATTAATGCCTTTTGCAACGTAGTTGCTAGGTATGTCTTTATGGACGCTCGTGGAAGAACAGATTCAGCAAACTTTGCTGAACCTGGAACCAAGAGTACCGATAGAACCCAGGATACTACTGGATGTGTAACTCCTCGGGATAGATCCATTTGGATCTCCTGCCACATACGGGGAGACACATGCATCTTCACAAGTGGGGCAACCCATTTTGTAGAAGACACATCGGCCCAGCCCCTTCTCACAGCTCGTAAGACCATTTCTGATCTCTTTGCTAATGAGTCGACACCAATAAATTCTTTAAAACTTAAAGGCGATACATTGGTCTGTCCAATATATGACTGGCTTGCAAAGTTGAGGAACCCTTCCTCACTCACATAGCTCTTTGCTAGTGAAACTTTGATGCCTAGGCTTTCAGCTAAAGCGATGTATCGCTTAGCGACTCTTTCGGATGCAATGATGAGATCATCGCCTAGAATTAAGTATAGTGTGAACCATGCAATTCGACGCAGTGCATCTTTGATGTAACATGCATCCCCCATGGCAGCAGCTGCGTGAGCAGGACTTAAGAATCCTTCCTGCTCATACCAAGCGCAAGCTTGGACAACGAAGTGGTGGCACATGGCCATTGCCGACCAGGACGACAGCGCACCCATCGGCTGTCCGGTACCGTACCGGATGAAGTCCGATGGAAAGGTTATTACACGCTCCTCGACCCTTAATTCTGATGGAACACAGAAATTCCTTCCGACTAGGAGTTCAAGCCAGAGCTCCGTTCGCTTGGATCCGAGGATGGGAGTGAACAGAGTTCTGTATAGAGCTAGCGGAATCAAATCGGTGGCGGCTGACAGGTCAATAGACCAGACCGTTGTGTGCCCTTCTTTTACGAACCGTTTAATGGTTCCCTCCTGATCGAACGTGGCATCTGTGGGCATTGCCCGCAGTAATGAAAATAGCCACTCGTGAAGAGGTTTCAGGACACAGTGGGTCCAATAGTCAACTATAGCCACGATCCGCACTTTCCCGGCTGGTTCGTAAAGCGCATGAAGGCGCCCTAGTAGGGGAACAAAAGAGGCGCCCTCGTCAAATGAGGATTTATTGCCTAGTCTATCGTAGCCGCCTATTAGAGCGGCTGCTCGATTGAACGCAGCTTTAAAATTCACTGACGGTGGGGGT